CACAAACTGTAACGGAAGTGCCTCCTGGGTTTCCGTTTAATGGACTTGCAGTATAAGGATCACAAGAATTTTTATATTCTCTAAAACCTCCTGCTCCTCCACCACCAACACGGCCACCGCCAGCACCGCCAGCAACGACCATATATGAAACTACGTTCTCAGCTGCACAAGTTGCAACTTGAGAAACACAAAAAGTTCCTGGTCCAGTAAATGTATGAATTCTATAATCTCCACACGTGGTTATAGTTCCACCTGTAGCACATATAAATTGTGCTCCGCCACCGCCTCGTTGGCCATATCCTCTTCCTGATCCTGCACCAAATGAACCAATTATTGGCATCTTTCTATCCTCCTAGTTTTACGCGAATTGCGTTTGTGCTGCTAATACAGTGAAAGTAGAAGAAGCTGTTTTAATAGCTGTAAATGTGTAAACATCGTTTGATGTCACATTACCTTCAGTTGGCGCTGCTCCGCCTTGCCATACTGGAGTTACAACGGAACCATCTACTTGTACTGTTGTATTATAATAAGTTACGTTGTTATTTTTATTAATAAAAGCAACTGTAATTGATTCACCTGTATCCATAGACGCATCTAAAGAGTTTGAACCATCACCTCTTAAATTAACTGTAAAGTTTGCAGAAGCAGTTACAGTATTTAATTGCACCGCTTGAGTATTTGTATCAAAGTTAATGTTTGATGTGAATGTACCATTAACATTTACTTTTTCTGCAAGACCTTGAATTTTACCATTACCATTTAATGTAACTCTTCCAATCCCTTTTGGAGTTAAATTAAAATCAATATTTGTATCAGTTCCAACTGCTGCTACTTCAGGAGCTGAACCAGTTGCCTGGTTAGTTACATCTAAGAAGTTTACAGCTGAAGCTGTTTTTTGAAATCTAATGTATGGATTGTTTGAATCATCTTCAATTGCACCAGCATCGTCAATAACAATATCATTTCCATTTGTATCTAATATTCCAGATAGTGATGGAGAAATATCATTTGAAACTTTTCCAATATTTGAATCTGCAACATCAGTTCCATTTACATATACAAGTTTTGCACCTTTATCAGTAGCTGAGAAAGTTACACCTGTTTGACCAGAAACTTTTACGGTTACAGTGAAAGCACCTGATGTGCTGTTTTTAACAATGTAAACTTTATTAGTTACACTTGTTGGAATAGTAACATCAACATTACCTGTGATTGTTCCAGTTAATTCAATAACTGCATTTTTACCATTTGAAGTTGCTGCGTTTGTAAATGCAAGAGTTGCACCTGTTGTTGCGTTTAATGCAACTTGTTCAAAACCAGCGATAGCTTGTTGTACAATTACTAAGTTTGTATTTGTGATATCACCCCATAAACCAGCTTTTTCACCGGTAACCATTAACTCTAGTTTAAGGTCTGTTGAATAACTTGATGCCATAATTTTAAATCCTTATATTTTTATTTTTACTAAATTTAAGCGGCTGTGTCAATCTCATTCCAAGTAACACTAGTTCCGGTAGAAACTTCAGTATAAGCTACAGATGTTCCTGTGTCAACAATTTGCCATGCTTGAATACTAGCATTTCCAACTGTTATATTTGCTTGCACTCCAGTCGGGAAAACTTCTGCCGAAGCACCTGCTACTGCTGTTCCTACACTAGTATTTAACTGTTGTCCAGTAGGTTCTGCAATAGTTACAGCCTCTAATTCTGCTTGACCTTGAGCTATTTCTAAAGCAATTCCAGTTATTGTAACATTAGCATCTGCTTCAACTACTGATCCTAAAGCAACACCTGCCGTTAATCCTATACCTATAACTGTAGCATCTGGAGAAGGATCTACTGTTCCCTCTTCTGCTGTTAAACCTATTCCTGTTGGAGATGCAATAGTTAAAATATCTACATCTGTAACAGATATTCCACCCCATTCATAAGTACCCCAAGTTAATTCTCCCCAAGCTTCTTGTTCACCTGAAGATACACCTAAACTTTCTCCTGAAACAGTTACAGTTTCCCATAAACCTTCAGCACCCCAGACTTCAGTGCCCCAATCATCTCGACCCCAACCTTGTTCATTATAAGAGTCTAATGTTCCTAAATTTGCATTGAGTTGAATACCTGTTAATGAGAAATTACTAACAAGATCTACAGATACATTTCCTGTATTTAAATTTTGTTGTTCACCGGTAACAGGAACTTGAGCTAAACCAAAAGCTTGAACATTTCCTGTATTTAAATTTTGTTGTTGACCAGTTGTGAATACACCTGCACCAGCATTTACATTTCCAACACCAGCACCTACATCAAGACCTACACCATTAACTAATACATCTCCCTGTATACCCCAAGCATTTTCACCCCAAGTTAATCTACCCCAACCAGCATTAATTTCACCAGTTACGGTTTCTTCAGATAAACTTAATGGAATTGAATTTGATGTACCACCAAAAGAAGTTGAACCAAAACTTGAATTACCCCAGGCAATAGGATTCCCACCTAAGCCTGTAACTTCTACAGTTACATTGCTTTGTTCACCCCAATTATTTGTCCCCCAAGCAAGTTCGCCCCAAGAGTTGGCCATAGGAAGTTACCTCCTACGCGTTACCAATTCTAAGAATCGCTGCTGAAGTTGTGAAAGCTGGGAACTGAATTGTAAATGTTCCTGAAGTTGCTGTTTTGTCTGAACCAAAATCTAATACTGCAACCGCCGCATTTGACGATGAAGTATTATAAATTAATGCACCTCTAGCTGTAATTGTAACACCAGTAAAAGATAAATCCGCAAAGTCCACAATTGCAACTCCTGATGCAACTGAAGTACTTGGATTTGGTTTTACTAGAGTTCCACCACCTGCAGAATACTGACCAGAAGCCGGAACTTCGTTAGTCGTTGTGTAAACTGTAGTAGCAGAGCTTAATGTTGCAGCTGAAGTATACAAAGCAAGTTTAAAAGTATCACCACCAGAAAATTGAAAATCATGTTTTCCTTCTAGCACTTCCTTTTTAAAACTATTTGCAACCGCTTGTGTTATTGCCATTTTTTACTCCTATTATTGTTGTTGTCGAATTCGAGGTGAACCATCTTGATATTCATCTCTTCTTCGTCTACCCATTTGTTCAATTGAGAACCCTTGTGCTGACTCAGCATATCTTTTTTCATAATACTGAATCATGTCCATAGGACCTTTTAAAAAGCCAAAAGCTTCAACTAAACATGCATACAATAAGCCGTTTGGAAATTCCTTACTTAAGTATGTTTGTGTATTACTACTTGATAATCCAGTTGGTTTCAAGATATAATTTATCTGCATGTTATAATTTTGATCTGGTGTTGGAGCCAGTATAATTGTATTTTCATCCCAATAACCATAATATTTAGGAACTCCTTGTACTCCTGTTGGATTATACTCGGATATGAAACTTGTATCTCTGTATTCTAAAAAAGATCTACTTGAATTATCTGCTCCACCTGTAGAATTGGTGATTTGAGCTGATCGAATAATTAATGTTTCATCATTAATTAATGGTGTATTTACATATCTTTGACCTGCAACAATATCTGCTTGAGCATATTGTCTATTATTATCAGAATCTATTTCTCTTAAAATTCTTAATTCAGCATCATTTATAAATCCATCTACAATAGTAGATGTAAATACATTTGAATCTACTTCACAATAATCTCTAATTTTTTGTACTAGTTCTGCGTATGTCATTATGGTGTCAAGGTCACTGGACCAGCAGTCACAGTTATACCTCCTCCTTTTTCTGTTCTTGTAGGTGTAGCACCTAATGAGAACGTGTAATTATTTGTGTCTGTTACTGTTATACTAAATCCATTTGCATTTTCAAATACAGAATATGTAACTCCTCCAGGAGTACCATCAACATTTCTAAATACAACTAAATCACCAGTGGTTCTTCCATGACTTGGTTCATAAACAGAAACAGTTCCTGATCCTGAAGTTAAACTAAATGGATTTGATTGTAATAAATTTGGTGTAGCAGGTTCTACTCTTGCAGGTCTAGCTTTAGGTAATCCTTGTCCGTCAGCCGTGAATCGTCTTGGCTCTAACTGTGGATGCTTAGGCTCGAACTCTGAATAATGGACAAAGGCTCCATTCCATTCAGTAACCATTTCAGAATATGGAAATGCTTGACCACTTCTATCTGATATTGCCTGTGCGTATTTTCCTCTAGATAAATTAGACATTTGGATAATAAGTTTTTGGGGTTATGTATGCACTTGAAGAAGAACCATCTTCTTGTAAAGCTCTTTGTAATTCATCTTCATAAAGCATTTTTAATTCTTGGATTCTTTGTGGCGCTTTTTTAATAGCCAAATAATAAGCAAGGCCCGCACACATACAAGGAACGAACCTATAAGGTACATCGGTTGCGTTTGTATAAATTCCAGCATCTTGTATCCTTTTGACATAATAATAGTTAATTGTATTACCTGCTTCACTTGAGCCTGGAGTAAGATATAAAGTTATTGTAACTCTGTCTATAAATCTTTGTACAAAATATTGTACAGGTTGTCCTTCAGATGATTTATTAGATAAAGCTTGATAAGCTGATCTATTAATTTTTGTTAAAGGTGTATCTATAGAAGATGCATTCCTATAAGAGCACTCCAATATATCATCAACGCCATATACACTAGTGGCGTCAGAAGTGCCATCACCGGGCGAACGATACATTGTATAAGTTGCTTGACCATCTACTAAAGTTATTGAGTTATTTGCAACTTCCCAATAGTGCAAACCTCGGTTTGCCCACTCTTGAAATAGAATGTTTAAGGAACGTCGCGCCGTTTTAATATCATAACCTGCATTTGGCTGCAAGCCAATTCTTTCATAAGACTCTTCAATTATTTCATCAATTGCAAAGTTCTTATCAAAGACGTATGTACCGGAAGTAGTGTTAGCCATCTAACCCCCTATGCTGTTAAGTTCGGCCCTGAATATTTATCTGTTAATAAAGTTACAGCTGAAATAGTAGTATATGTAGAAACAAATATTCCTTTTGGAAATAAAATTCCATCTTCTGGGAATGAAAAGTTAATAACATCTCCAGCTGGACAATCTGCAGTAAATAAAGCTTCACCTGCTTGTGAAGTTGTAGTCAAAGTTACTTTGCCTGCATTTGTTGTGTCACTGTTAGATACAATAATACCTCTTAATCTAACTGGGGGCGCAACAATAGCAGTGGTTGTAGCAGCTTCAAATCTAGTAGCTTGTATATCACCTTTACTTGCCATAATTTTTTCTCCTTAAAATTTGTAGGAGCTCCCGAAGGAGCTCCAGTAATTATTAACTTCCTGAGAAAGGTGTAACATTCGCACCATTAGTGCTTTGTAATGTTAATCCTTCTACAAACCATTTGTTGTCATACAACGCTGTTAATTTTACTACACTACCAACAGCACCACCTTGAGTAGTTCCATTCATAGTTATAATATCATTAGCTGCTGCAGGTACGAATACATTGTTCGCTGCAGTTGTAGCGTTTGTACTAGCAACAGTGATGGCACCGACAAATTTATCAGTTCCGTCTGTGTTAATAACAACAGGTGATGCAGCTGTTTTTGTTACAAATGTAAAAGTTGCACCAATGTTATTTCCACTGTTGTAATCGTTTGGACCAGCTGCTGGTGAATCAGTAGCTGCGCTAATTGTAGGTAGAGTTACAGTTACAGTAGTGTTGTCTAAAGCGACAATTCTTCCTGCGTGTGCTTCTACGCTTACTGTTAAAGTTGTAGTTGAGTGTTCTACAACGTTTCCTTTACCAGCACCAATGAAACCATTTAAAGATTTTACTGGTCCTGAGAATGTAGTTTGTGCCATAGTATTATCCTCCTAGTTATTTCTACATAGTCTCTAGGCCGTCGACTATACGCGTCTATGTAGAATAATTTATGTATAGTAGTTAATTTATATATGAAATTATT